AACAGGGAGTCGGGGGCTTTCGCAGCCGCAGCCGCCCCCGTAGCTGTGTCCGAGGCGCAGGCACGCGCCACCGACTGCGAAATTCGGGAACCAGAACCTGCGGCGCAGGTTGAGCGTTTCACGGGAGTATGTGCCGTGAAAATTTCAGGCGACGGAGCGGGGAGGAGATCGCCCCGCCGCCCTGCCCCGGCCGGGAGGATGGCCGGGTAACTCATGCTGCCCTCGTGGAATTCTCTAGAATGGTGGTCATGTGTCCCTCGTGTTGCTCTGTGGCGGCGCGGGTTAGTCAGGCGGCGGCGCCGAATAGGTCGCCAACGGATTGCTCCGCGTCTTTCAAATTGCGGTCAGCTTGCGCNGCGTATTCAGACTTGAGTTCAAACCCGAGATATTTTCGCAGCATCTTCACCGCGACGTATCCGGTCGATCCGATGCCGTTAAACGGGTCCATAACCACGTCGCCGGGCTTGCTATAGAGGCGCAGGCAATTCTCGATCACGTCCAGTTGCAGGGGGCAGACGTGGCGTTCGTCATTCTCGCCCCGGGCGGCGCGGTAGTTCTTGAGAACGTGCCCCTGTTTGATGTTCATCCACACGGGCGATGCGAGGCGCTGCCACTCGTAAACGTCGAACTCGGCGTGCTTCACCAGTTCCGCGAGCAGGTCGTCAGAAGGCGTCTTGGACGCCAACCCCAGCCGGTGCATCTCTTCAAGCCAGCGCTTTGCGATCTTCACCGCATCGGCGTCACCGGGCGCCGCGTGTTCGACCCGATCCGGGTTGTCACCAGGCGCGCGGAAGAACAACATGTAATCGGGCATCCCAACACGATTCATCGCGCTGTCTTTGCGGATCTGCTTGTAGAGCAGGCCTAGGGCTTTCGTGCGCTGCATTTCCACAACGGGATCTTTCCAGATGGTCGTGCGCCCGTGGTAGATCATGCCCGCGTCAACATGCGCCTTTATGAGGTCGCCGCTGAAATCTTGCAGACCGATAAACCCGTGCTTGCCCTTTCGGGCGGGCAGGTCGGTGCAGTGAACGCAAGCAATCCGGCCCGGTTTCATCACGCGGGTCAGCGCTTCCGCGAAATAGCCGTATTGCTCCATGAATGCGGCGCCGTCGCCAGCGTTGCCAAGGTCGCGCTCGCTGTCGGAGTAAACGAACAGGTCTCCGAACGGCGGCGAGAATACCGAACAATCAACGCTCGCCTCGGGCATGGCATACATGCCCTCGACACAATCGCTGTTGTGAAGAGCCCAGCCGTGGCCCTGATATTCCGGTTCCTTCATGCCTTCTCTCCTTTGACCCATGCCGGAAACGCCAGGTCGAGCGGACGGTCATATTTGACGCGGGTTTTTGCGTCTGACTGCGCCTCACGCATCGCCGCAGCCATGCTCCGCTTCATCTCGTCGTGCTTCTCGGCTTTGGTGTTAACGGCATCCCAAATAGACGCCTCGGTGTCGGAAATGACGATATCGTTGCGCACGCGCTCGGTCTGGCCAAAGCGATGCGATCGCCGCACGGCCTGGTAGTGCTGTTCGTATGAAAAGCTGATGCTGGCGAAGACGGCGTGCGCGCAGTGCTGCCAGTTGACGCCAAACCCCGCCAATTTCGGCTTGGTCACGATGGCGCGGAAATCACCATCCGCGAAGCCCAGCAACAAGCGCTCCTTTTCCTCCGCCGATTGCGCCCCGTGGATCTCTTTCGCGCCGGGGATCAGCTTCGCCAGCATGGCGCTTTCGTCGTTTGTCTCGCACCACACCGTCACCGGCTTGTCATGGGTCGCCAGTTCCGCCGCGCGCTCGCACCGCTGTTTGAGTGTCAGTCGCTTTTCTGAATGAAAGCTGGTCGCGCTCATTTCCGGGATGCGGAACAGCATCCCTTGCGTGTCCTGTGTCCGGTCAGCCGTGACCGAATAAACGTATCGGTCGATTTCGGGCAGGACGTAGCCTGCATCATCGCCACCAAGATCTGATGGCAGCGTGGCGCAGCGCGCCCATGACGCCACCCAGCGCCAGAAATCAGCCGCCGCATGGCCCTTCAAGCGCCAGTCCTGCGACGCGGTCGAAGTATCGTTGATGAACCACTTGCTCAGCATTTCCTGCTGCCGCATGACGCCCAGGAACTCGGCATGATTGCCTAGCTCCGTGTGATCGTTCGGGGACGGCGTGGCGGTCGCGGCCAGCCTGTACGTCGTGTCGCGAAACGCATCCATCAGCGTGTTACGGGTGCGGCCTGCCAAGGACTTAAGGATACTGCTTTCATCTAGGACCACAGCCCCGAATGCTTCCGGGTCCAGCTTCGGCAGGCGTTCGTAGTTCGCCACCATGATGCCCGCGCCGACTTCGGATTGCTCGCGGATCTGGCGCGCGTCGATGCCGAATTTCTGCCCTTCGCGCACCATCTGCCCAGCCACAGCCAAGGGCGTTAGGATTAGCGACGGCTTGCCGGTTTCATCGGCGCACTGGCGGGCGAACTCCAATTCGATGAAACTCTTGCCCAGCCCGGTATCGAGAAACGCCGCACTCTTGCCTCGCTCTATGGCGAAGCGGATAACGGCATCCTGATGCGTCTTGGCGTGGGCGTTGATGGCGCCGGGCGCAAAGCCCTGCATCTGCGCCTGAACGGCACGCGATGCGATGAATGCGCGATATTCGTGAAGGCTCATGCCCACCTCCTGAACGCTTCCCGGATTGCCCACGCCCGCGCGAACGACAGCACGAGGAACATTGCGGTGATTGAAAACGCCCCGCCCGGCGAAGGCTCAAAGCCCCACAGCGGCAGAAGCCCCCACGTCGCCGCCCATGAAATGGCAAAGCCCACAGTGGCGTTAACGAATGCCTCGACTGCGCTCATGCTGCCCTCGTCGGCTTCTGGATTGCGTAGCACCACGTGCGGACTTTGTTCTGCTCGCCGCCGCAGGGCTTATCCGGCCATTGCACCAGCGCGCAGCGCAGCCGGGCTGCGACCGAAACGGCAACGCTGTTAACCTCGCGCGGCTTTGCGGCATTCGACGGCGGCGCATGGCGGTAGACGACCAGCGCGCCCGGCGGTGCCGACGACACGGCATCTGTCAGGCTGTTGAGCCAGTCCGAGCGGTGCTTGGGGGGCTTCCAGTAGGTGGTGGTCATACCCCCTCCGATCCGAACGGCGGCACATTCTCGACGCAGCCATCCTTCGCCGCGTCCACCACCCAGCCCTGCGGAGAGGTGACGCCCTCCATCCACAGCCGCGCCGTCTTCTCGGAAACGCCGAAGCAGTAGGCGAGCATTACGCTGTCCCGGAAATGGTCGCGGCACCACGCAGCCCAGCGGTCGGGAAACTCGCGCCGCGCCTTGTAAGGGTCGAAAACGCGGGTGGAAATTCTGCCGGCAAGCTTGTCGGGAGCGGATACGGGCGACACGCGCAGCGGGGATGCCGCATGCTTAGCGTCCACTTCCTGGAGGGCTTCAAATGTCATTATGCTGCTCCCTCGTGCCACGACGACGCGGGCACGGCTCCATCCGTTGCGCGCTCAATCCTCAACGCAGCGGACAGGCTGATACCCGTGGAACGGTGGCAAAGCTTAGATACCGTCGCCTGCGTCAGCCCAACCTTTTCAGCGAAGGCCGCCTGCGTGGTTCCGGTGCGTTTCAAATATGCGGCGAGATCGTTCATGCACCGCAATATGCCCGGCTGGCATATGCCTGTCAAGCATCGGGCGTCAGAAATATGCCCACTCAGTTGTGGCCGTTGCTCGCCTGACGTTGGAAGATGAGAGCATGCAGAACTTGAAGCGACTCAGACAAGCCAAGGGCATCACTCAGACACAGCTTGCGGAAGCGGCCCAGTGCAACCAAGCGACCATATCGAAGATGGAGCGCGGGGGAGGCAACGCAACGCTCGACCTGGTGGCCCGGATTGCACGGGCTCTCGACGTCGCGCCTGTTGAGCTTTTCAGTTATTCCGAGGCGGAACAGCGATACCTTGAGGCTTTCAGGAGCGCATCTCCTGAGAAGCAGCGCGCCGTTCTCGTTCTCCTGCAAGGCGGCTCAGAGTGAGCGCGTAGCTGGCGCGCCCCTCAAGATACTCGACCAAAAGCCAATACTCCGTCGCCGAGAGATCGCCACGCTGCATCTCGCCTCCTAAAACAAATCGCGAACATACTAACCTAGGCTAGTGCTGTCGGTGAAGTCGTGAATCTCTACTGCGCATTTTTATGCCTGACGGGCATTGACATGTATATGCCGGGCAGGCATAGTCACCCCATAGCCAAGGAGGTTACGACCATGAGCCGCACCGAATACAAAATCCACGGGACCACGGACGAGATCACCGTTTGCGATTGCTGCGGGAAGCCCAATCTCCGCGCCACTGTCGTTCTTGAGGTTCTTGAGGGCGACAACGCTGGCGACCTTCTGCACTTCGGAAGCCACTGCGCCGCGCGCGCCCTCGGCCGCAAGAAAAGCCACGCTGACGTGATCGTCGCGCAAGCCAAGCGCGCCCAGAAGCTGGCCCCGGTCGCCGCCGCCGTTAAAGCCGCAATCGCCCTCGGCATCGAAGCCGCCCGCGATGCTGGCCGCGCCAAGGCGCAGGAACTCGGTCTCGACAAAGAGGTCAAGGTCAGCGGCTACGAAAGCTGGGGATGCATCAACATCGACGGCTTCTATTCCCGCCAGAAGGTTCACGCCACCGCCTGACTCCGGGGCTTCGGCCCCGCACCACCCCACACAGGGAGCCCCGACATGATCGACATGCACATCAAGCGGCAACGACAGATCCGCCACGCGATCGGGCTGACGATCACCGTGCTCATCGGCTTCGCGCTCGGCGCGGTCGGCGGGGCCGCAACCTTCATTCTTCTGGGAGCCTGACATGACCCCTTTCTTCGCAGTCCACATCCGCCACGCTGACGACAACGCCGAGCGCCCGGTGGAATGGCCCGTCGCACGATCCATGCGTGACGTGTTCGAGCACATAGACAACGGCACCGGCCCGAACGCCGACTGGATCCAAGGCGATCCTGAGCGGATCCGCGTCTTTCTCTGCATCCCCGGCCAGTCTTGCGAGGACGTCACCGCCGACGCTCTGCGCCAGTATGCGGCGGCAAGCCATTACCCGGCATGGCTGATCGATTTCGCGCCCGATGATCTGCACGAGGAGCACGCGGCTGAGCAGGCCCGCTGCGATCGCGCCGACCACGACCGAATGACGGCTCGCATCGAGGGGGTGGCAGCATGATCTTGCACCGCAACCCCGACGAGCACTGCCGCGTGTGCAAGGGCACCGGCGGCGAGTGGGTGACCGACTACAGCGAGCGGGGCGCGCCGCTGTGCCGCCGTCTCCGCGACGCCTGCGAATACTGCGGCGGCACCGGCAACCAGTGCATAACCCGCACGCCTGCGAATGGAGGGCCGAACGATGCGGCATGACCCCGCCCTGCACGCAGCCGCCGAGGCCCGGGATCACCACGAGCTCGGGGCAAACGCCGACAACTTCGCGCGCATGAACCGCCGCCGGTGGTGCGCATGGCGCCTCGCTATCGGCGCCATCATCGGCGCGGCCTTCCCGCTCATTGCCTGGGCCGCCGCCGCCACCATCCAGACGATTGGAAGCCTGCTATGACCGAAGTCACGAAGCTGGAACCGCAGACGCCCGCCCCTCAGGGCGACCCAATGATAATGATGATCGAGCGCGTGGTGCTGAACCCCGACGCCGACCTCGACAAGCTTGAGCGTATGCTCGCCATGAAGGAGCGCATGGACGCGCAGACCGCGCGCATCGCCTTCGCCAATGCGCTGGCCGAAGCGCGCTCCGAAATCCCGCCGATCATCAAGGACGCGACGGTGGACTTCACGAGCAACAAGGGCCGCACCCATTACCGGCACGAGACGCTCGCCGGCATCGCCAAGCAGATCGATCCGATCCTGTCGCGTCATGGCCTGAGCTATCGCTTTCGCACCGAGCAGGGACAGGGCGGCGTTCGTGTCACCTGCATCGTGCAGCACGCCCAGGGCCACAGCGAGGAAACGACGCTCTCCGGCGCCCCTGACCAGTCGGGCAACAAGAACGGATTCCAGGCTGTCGGCTCCGCTGTCACCTACCTGCAGCGCTACACGCTCAAGGCCGCGCTGGGGCTGTCGGCCGAGGTTGATGATGACGGCCAGGCTGCCGTGCCGCGACCGGCTGAGCGGCCCGC